TCAAAGTATTCAGCGATCCGGACCTCCTTGTCGGTGAACCAGCCGTAGCTGTCGCGCGACATATTGAAGCTGGAGCGGTTGCCTACCGGGTTCTCGCCCGTGGTGTACAGCTGGTCGTAGACATCGTCGGAGATGCGCTCCGCAACAATACACCGGTTGGCGTCGCCCGCGCACGCGTCAGCGCACTGCGGATCCCACACGACCGTCTGCGGGTTCGAGATGTTGATCACGCGCAGTACCTGGTCGAATGCACCCTCACCGTCATCCTGCATAAAGGTCGGCATGATGCGCCACGCACCGAACCCGCCAGCGACGGCGAACTTAAACTGTTCTTTGTATATCTGGTCGGCGCGGCTCGCTTGCTCGATGGAGCGGCACAGGCCGCCGAATATATCGGCTATCGCCTCGGATGCGCCGTCAGACGCGGGGCGCACCTTGCCGGCGGGGCGCGTCTGTCGCATGTCGGCAACCACCATGTTCACGGGCTGTAGGCACCGGTTGAACGTGTAGCACGGCTTGCCGCGCCGATTCTGAATCACGACGGGATCCCACTGACCCATCGCCTCGGAGTTGTAAATAAAATTCAGGTCTTCAGAGTGCATGCGCCGGTTCTCTTCCCAGGCGCCGACGCCGTCGTCGTGGAAGTTAAGGATGCGCGACATGAGCGCGCCCTTGTCTTCAATGTCGAATCCAGGAGAATGGGGGAGGGTGCCAGATACCCCTGGCACTCTTCCGATCAGATCCCAGTTGTCGCCTGAGTTACCGCTCATTTACGTTGGCATCTCAGGTCGGACATTCATCAAGAATAGCTCGCTGACCGTCGCCTACAAAAACACCGTCGAAAGTGTTGGGCGGTACGTACTTCGCTGCCCCATCGTTCTTCCATTCGTGCACGGGCTTTTTATCCTGTGTTTTTCGGCCGCTGTCGGTCAGTTTCTGGTACTGGACGCGGACCTGGTTGCGGATCGCGCCGTTCTTAAAATTGAACGGGGCAACCTTGCCCTTACGCTCTACGACCAGATTGTTCGTGCCGTGGGTGACGTGCACAGTGTACGTACCCAGCTGCACCTTGCGGCCGCTTGAGTCGACGCGCCGCGGGTCTTCATCCTGCTGGCACTCCTCGACGACTTTGCCGCCGGAGTCCGGGCGCCTCACGAAGCGCCAGTCAGTTTGTATAGACGATAGGCCCGTCTTCTCATCCATGTGCTCGGTCTTGTGGGCCGCTTGCTGTCGCAGGCGTATACCCTCTTCGTGCACCAACTTCAATGTAACGCTCATGAGTTCTCACCTCTTCCTGTTGAAAATTTTTTAGCCACTCCACACCCCTCCCTGTGTCGCCATCGCCGGATCCCAGCTGAACCAGGGTAGGCCGCCAACATCCGCGGGGGGCGCCTTCGCCACCTCGTAACCGCTCATCACGTTGTAGCGTGTGGCGTCCATGAGGTGATCGTTCTTCTTGATAATGTTGCCCTTCTCATCGCGTCGGTACAGGCGCACCTCTTTGCGCCAGTTCTGCAGCGTGTTGAAGATGCGCAACGCCTGCGTCGATAGCATGTCCCAGGTCTGGATTAGCCCGGTCACGACCGTGTTGTCGGCCTTGGTTACCTTCAGCCCGAGGTTGCAGTACGTGTCGATCAGCAGCTCGCCGTCGATACCGCGCGCCTTCTGCGCCGCGGGGTCGATCACGCCAGGGATCCACGGCCCGCGCCGGTTGATAGCTGCGACGTGTACGGCCGGGTCCGCCTGGCCGCGGTAGTATTCGTCGTACGCCACCGCGGGGTAGCGCCGGCTGCCTTGAGCATCTAGGAATCCGTTGTCGATGTCCCACGCGAACCAGACCACCGCGGTGCAGTTCCAGCCCGGGTCCATCCCGTACGATCGCGGCCAGTGGCTCGGGATATCGAACGGTTGAATCAGCATCACGTCTTCGGGGATCGGGTAGATTGCGCCGATGCCGTGGCCGGGGATACCAGACTTACGCGCCTGCAGCTGCCAGGGCGGGATCCCCGCGAGAATTTTCTTCTTCTCCGTGTCGGTCAGGTGAGGCACATCGTCCATGTCCAAGAAAACGGCTGACTTAGACAATTAGGTAAACTCCACTACACGTTTTCATCGACCACCACCTCTTCTTCCTCTAAGTCCCACGACTGCGCCGGCTCAGCGTCCGGCTGAGGCGACAGGTCCGGCATGAAGGTAATCATCAAATCGGACACCCCGAGCATGGGCGTTTCTGTCAGCACCAGGGTGCCGTTTACTTCGCCGGGGACCGTGCTCATGAGACGGAGCAGGCACTCGGCGTAAATCTCCAGCTTCGGCTCCTCGTCCAGGTGGATCCGGTGCTGGGCGGTGCCCTGGAAGGCTTCGCGGCCCTGATCATACGACTTGAACTGCAGGGTCGAGATCCCGCCGGTCACGTGCCGCACAAAAACTGACTCGAACGCGTCCGCGAGCCCGTGCTTCACGGTCCGCCGCACCAAAAGGTCCCCAGGAATCATCCCGGTGCCGTACGCTGTCTCGACGCCCGGCTTCCCGCAGAGTTTTTCCTGCAAGATGTCGCGCGTGTTCTTCGCGGTATCCGTCGCGACCCACATATCGATCGGACGGTCGTATCTTCGGCCCGGCCACCATCCGGGGTAGAGCCCGGTCAAATGCAATGCGTCCGCGAAGCAGCCGCAGTGCGTTTTTCCGGTTCTGTTTCCACCGAAGAGTGCGATCTCGTCGTCTACCGACTCCGCAGCAAAGAACTTCATCTGCTTCGGATAGTGCGCCCTGCCCAGCGGGCAGTTTTTCAGGGCGGTATGGTCACTCGGATCCTGAAACCAGGTCACTATTTGGGTCTGGTCCTGCGTCAGCGCTCGCTGGTTCAGGATCTGCAGCAGCTTCGTCGTCTCCTGCAGACTCAACGACCCGATATTCTGCTTCGACAACAGTTTCTTCAGCTGCGTCGGGAGCGGGGAGTAGACCCTGTCGATCAAATCTTGATACGAGTGCGGTAAGTTGCGCATGTGCTTGGTCCAACGTTAGGTTCTGCTTGACGTTGAGGTCCACCTTCAGGTTCTCACCGAATTTTTCCGGGAAAAAGTTCGCCGCGATACGCCCCAGCATACGCGCGTCGCCTTGGGTGGCCGCAGCGGACGCTGCGTGGTCGAACACGGACCGCGCTACCTGCGCGGCGTCGTCAAAACCTCGTTGAAAGTCTTCATTCTCGGACAGCTCCTTGTGAAACTGTACGTTGGTGGCGCCTACCGACCGTAGCGCGCCCTTGATGTCGGCCGTGTTGGCGTACGTGATCAGGAAACTGCGCCGCTTGTCGTCGGTCCAGTCGAACTCGTCCGTTACCTTCTGTGTCCGAGCGACCCCGATGCTCTCTTCGAGGCGGTTCACCGCGTCGCGGAACGTTTCGTTCCAGCTCAGGATCGCCAAGAACTCTGATTCGTTGCGCCCGCACGCGTCGGCGGCGAGCGAAAAGTCTTTCAGCTCCGCGTACTTCGTAAGGAACAGCTTCTCCGCGGAGCTGGGCTGTGCCGGCCCTGTGGATGGGGTGGTATTTTTCTGCGTGTAAGCGCGCCTGCGCGCAGCCTCAAGCTCCGGGACACCCTTCCCATAGACCGGCAGCTGCCCGCGCTCGATACGCTGACAGTCCGTGCATGCGCTGGTGTTCGAAACGTAGCGCGCGGCGCGGTGGCCGGTGACGCATATCTCTCCAGTCCAGAAATGTTTCCAGCCGCGCGCCTTCGCCTCGGCAAGGGAGACGAACCGCGTCGGCATGTGGTTGTACATATCCGGTCTACCGTCACGCAGGGGGGCGACCGTCTCGGGCGGGACCTTCGGCCACTTACCCCACGGATTTTTAGGCGCTCCAGGTGTTCCAGACTTCGCCATACTCCCGAGCTGGTCCGCGTCAGCTATGTTCTGTCCCATACACTAGGCTCGATGCCAATCTTCTGCTCCCGACATAAAGTTGCCTTTCCTGTCGTAGCCGGCGCTCTGCTGCCACATCAGGCACTCGTTCAGCGACTCGTCGGGGTCGATGGAGTACACTGCTTTCCTCCAGACTACGGCTAGGTCGCCGATCCCGGGGAAGCCGACTTTATCCATGTCGATGAGCGTTATGTTGCGGAAGCTAAACTCAATGACCTCGCCAGGAGCTATATCCATAGGGATTATCGCACCAGTCTCGGGGCCGTCCTCGAACCACAGCGTTCGCTCCGTGAGTTTACTCTTCGAAAACTTCATGACGGTCTTGCCGTCCGGCGAGAGTACGGGCGGCCCTTCGTTCATGGCCTGATGGAACGGAGTCTTACGCCGTTGTCGCCGGCCATAACCTACTGCGATAAC